ATAATTAAATAAGACGTTGTTTGTAAGGGAGAGGAGAATGATACATACGTGCAGTCCACTAGCCTGGTTTCCAGCAGAGCGCCTGGAACAACCCGCTAACTGCGTCGAGTGCGGCGCAACGGGCATACTCGCTGAGGGTGTTGTGCATCGTGGTCACTACACCCATCGCAATCAAGACGGCACAGGAGAGGAGCGCGAAACCTTTCTCTGGCTCTGCTCACACAAGTGTTTCCTTGGCTTTGAACATCAGAAGTTTATGGGGAGAGCGTGATGCGTAGGAAAAAGAATCGTGCATCAAGACGGCGTGGTCGAATGGTCGAACGCGCCATGTACATCCACTGGAGGTAAACGTGCAAGCATTACCACATCCGAAACGGCCCGTGCTCGCCTACGCCAAGCCAACGACGTGTCATTGGTGCGGCGGCAATCTCGAGCGCATCCGCAATGTGTTCAAGGGCAAGGACAGCGAACGCTACTACGATACTGAAGTGTGTCTCACGCGAGGTGAGGACCGCGCTCTGCGCTACCGTGCGGCACTCGCTGGCACTGTGTCATGAATCAGCTGGACTGGCTGCTCATCTCCCTATGCTCTGTGGCATTCGCAGGGCTGTGCGTGGCTCAAAAAGCCCACGCATTCCTCTAGCCCAACAGGCTACCTTGTCCCCACACCGCCATTGGCAGGAGGGGACTTTCTCTGCAATACTTAGATGGCGAGCGAGCGCAATTTCACAAACATCCTAAAAAGGAGACTGGCGCATCAAACGCAATACGGGCCTGCCGAGATTAGACGGCACTAGAACCTTCACATCGCGTCACGGAACAGCCTCACTTCCTAAAAAGAGGCAAAACCCACACGGCAAGGCAACCCCTTCCCCATACTTCAACGTCTTGAGCTTTAGCTCGGCGCTCGTTTAAATGGCGTGTGCCCCGAACGATCTGCAAGGTCGGGAGCATGCGGTATAAAATGCAGAACGCAAAAGCAGCATCGAGGTGGGCGCAAGCCCCGTTCAGCGCAAACTGAAGAACCTCAAAAGTCGCTCGCAACTCAAGCGAGATAGGTGACGTAGATAGTGTGATCGAGAAAGTGTCGGACATGGGTGCAACTCCCATCAGGTCCACAAAATTGTCGCGTAGCTCAACGGTAGAGCAACCGTCTAGGGTTCACAGCCCAAACACGGAAGGTCAGTGGTTCGACTCCACTCTCGGCAGCAAAAAACAAAACACCGCGCGAAGCGGTGCAATGCTCTGCCGACGGAGTGCATCCTCTCGTCAGGTTCGGCCTTTATTTACGATAGGCTAGAAACGCTCAAGTCTCATTAAGAGGCAGCATTACACCCCATGACCAAACAGGGTGTGTAAACACAGTAGCGCGAGGCCACTGAAATGTTCGTGAAGCAAGACTATCCACACAGCCCTGCTGTTGTGCCTTGACACATGATGCTACGATGAAGGTAATGTCAATGCGCTCAACTTTAGTCGACGCGTTCTACTCCCTTAGCGCAAAAATAAACAAGCGCAGTGGCGATACGTCGCAAGAAAACGCCGAAGGCGTTATCGGCGCACGTCTTCCCGAACTCACATTAGACCGTACTGACGATGAGCTCATAAAACTATCGAATACATGGGAACGTGTGTGGAAAGATAGCGATGTATACACAAAATGGGACGCTGCAGGCGATGAAAACGAGAAATACTGGAAAGGTGAGCACTATAGTCGCCCAGAAGTAGAGTCAACTCGCGCCATAAAAGACAACGCCATCTTTGAAGGCCTCGAAACCTACCTCCCACAAGTAACACGTCGTAACCCAGAAGCCTCCGTGGTGCTCGCGAACGGCGTGGAGCAAACCGAGCCAAACCGATCATACGCTCAAGCCATCCAGGTAGAACTAAATAGCATCGCAGACGACATTCGCCTGCGTCTCAAGCTCAAGGGCGCAGCTAGACATCAGTCAGTGCGCCTTCTCGGCGTTATAAAGCTGGGCTGGGACCTCGATAATGACCTCCCTGCAGTAAAAGTGCTGCGACCAAACAAAGTTATCCTCGACCCAGAGGCAACCGTCGATGAAGACGGCTACAGCGGTGACCGCATAGGTGAATACCGAAAATTGCCTGCCTGGAAGCTCGTGAATATCCTTGAGAAAACCAAAGCAGAAAATTCAGAAATAACCATCGCGTACATCACGACCCTTGCCAAAGACGATATGGCAACAGAGATAGGCTTCATCGAATGGTGGACATCAGAGTACACCTTCTGGAAGCTCGATACGCACGTCCTCCTCAAACGCAAGAATCCGCACTGGAACTACGACCAAGAGCTCCCAACACCTCCACAGGCAGACGAAACAGCGGCGCCAGAGGCCACAGACGCCCAGGAGCCAGTGCAAGCAGCCTCAGCCGACCAAGAAGTCGCACAGGAGGGTTCAACCTCACCTGTGGCACCTGAGGGCGCACCAGCCCTACCTCAGCTCGACGCCTCACAGGAGGGTGACGCAACAGTAGGGGCACCTGCCGAGCCGATGAAGGGCGTGAACCACTTCAAGTCGCGCAAAATGCCGTACCTTTTCCTTACGGTCTACAACCTCGGTAAACAGCCAGTCGACGTAACGTCACTCATCGGCCAGAACCTCTCAAACCAGGACCTCATCAACAAGCGCATCAAGCAAATAGACAAAAACGCAGACACCGCAAACGGTGGCCTCGTAGTATCGCTCGAGCGCTCAGGTCTCACTAAAGACCAGTCAAAGGGCGTAACCAAAGCACTCCGCAATGGTGGTGTCGTGGCAATCCCAGCAGGCGCACCTCAAGAAGCAATCTACAAACCGCCAATGCAGGAGCTCCCTGCCTACGTCTATAACCAGCTTGTCGATACACGCAATCGCGTGCGCGATATCTGGGGCACTCGTGGCTCATCACCTGCAGGCATGGAGAGCGAGACAACCGTCCGTGGCAAAATCCTCAACAAAGGACTCGACACAGACCGCATCGGAGGCGGCATCAGCGAAAACCTTGAACAACTCGCAGAGGATGTCTTCGACTGGATCGTACAGCTTCTCTATGTGTACGATGACCGCTTCGTAGAGCAATGGGCACAAGGCGTTATACCTCCGCGCATCAACGCAAGCGTCAAAGAAGGCTCACTCTTGCCTAAAGACAGCACAACCATCGCCAATCAGGCTATAGAGCTCTCAACAGGTGGAAAAATGAGCACCCTCGATCTCTACAAGCGCCTGGAATATCCGAACCCAGAGGAACTTGCAGCCAACGTATGGCTCGAAGTAAACGCACCCGAAATCCTCTACGGCAACGACCCACGTATAAAACAGGTCATGGCAGCACGCCAAGCATCGGCACAGAGCGCAGCAAAACCGCCGAACGTAAGCATCAACTACAAAGACCTCCCTCCAGACGGCCAGAGCCAAGCAGCAAAGCAGGCAGGCATTGAAATACACCCCGAAGGCATTGCCGTTCATAAGGGCGTAGAGCAGGCACGGTCGGAGGCCTCAGCATTACCAAATGAGCAGGAAACTGCAGCCATGTAACCATGAGAAAAGTAAAACCAAAACAAGATGAGTACGCCGTAGGGCCATCACTCAAAAACAAGAAATCGGAACCACGCTACCCAACTGTGCGCCTTGACCTCGATACCATTCCAGAAGCAAAAGACTGGAAAATTGGTAAAAGCTACCGTATCGAAATGGAGGTAAAAATGACGGGTATATCGCAGAGCCGATTCGACAACAGCGCAGAGTTTGAAATACGCGCCATCGAGGCCGACGATGATGCAGGCGAAGAAACCGAAGAAGATTAATACCATGGCATCAAACCTAAAACCATTCTCAGTTCCAGCAGGTCGTTCAGGCGATTCAGTGTTAGCGCAAAGAATGGTGCACGAAGAAGCGAAGCGCAGAAAGGGCGGTAAAAACAAGTAGCACATTTAAAAGTTATCCACAAGTGGTGTCGTTCTGGGCCACACAAAATAATCTGGACCGTAATACAATATGACTGACGAAAACACTGCAGCAGAATTCAACCGAGAAGGCGGTAACGCTTTCGGAGATGAATCAACGGCCGAGGACACCGCCGCCGACTCGCAATCGGAAGATGAGAACCAGGA